ATTTGTTTCGGCGCAGCGGAGCCGCGCAGTTTCTTGGTCATTCTGATAGTCTTTAGTTGGTTGGTGATACTACTATCGAGTCCCCGTAACAGTCCTTGAGTACCTACCGCCACACCAGCGACAACGCGTTTAGCATCATAACTGGCTATGTTTTGGCTGGCAAACAGCAGATCAGCCTGGCTCAACAAATCGGCTGATTCTGTGACGGCATAAGTCGCGTCATGTGCCATGCAAGTGGCATCAAACTCGTCAGTTGGCGGCGTGCTGCCAACTACCGAGCTCTGACGCTTGCCGTCGGACCATCCGGGGCCGCAGTAGTTACCGTGATAACGTATGGAATAGTGCATTGTGGTTGATTAGACTATCGACGCCCACGACCTCAGTACTTGACATGCAATACTCGTCGTAGTATCGTTCAAGTGCGACCTGTTCGTCTGGGGTAATGCCCCAGGCAATGAACACGTTCAATCGCGCCTGGGCCGTGGGTTCGCTGTAAATCCGATCCATCCCTTTGCCCAACATATACATACCGCTGTTACGCTCTAACTCCTTGGCAACTTTATTTTCCACGCCCTTGCCTAGCTGAATTAAACGCCTATAGAAATTTTGCAAGATGGGTATACCCCCTGTCATGCTAAGCCCGCCTTTACCAACTGCTGTCATCCAAGCTTCCAATAGCTTGGGCTTTGACACATCTACAGTGATAAGCGAGTCTTTGCGCAGTGCTACGGGGATGTTTCGGACCATGATCACTTGGTTGTCACCGTACTCAATGGCCCTCATCTGGCAAAATTCTATCTCAGCTAATCTATACACTGGTTTTTCCACTGTCATCCTAAATCCCATTTCGAAGAACCAATCTTCTAATCCATTCATAAAGTCTTCCTGGTGCCTACGTTCCATCATGACAACACAATCATCTCCGTTGTTCATTAACTTCACGTGTATTCCTTTCCGGCGGCTAAATGCATACACAAGTGCACACATAATCAGGCAGTTGCCGAGAGCTGTATTCATGTCTCCGCTAGCTCGTCGACCAACTACTTTATAGGTGAGGTGTCCATCTTTACACTTGGCCCCACCTCTTTGATGGATCTGGCTTGTCAGCAACATCGC